CTGTAAAACTACTATACGAAAACTCGATTACAGATGGAATACAATATTTACCAACTTATACTGTTCAACTTGGTAAAATTACTAATAGTGATGACCCATATGGTTTAGATTCTTTCTCTAGGGCTACATTAGGAACGGTGTAATATGAGCGTTTTTTCTTCTATTGATATAGAAAATTTTAGAAATGCTCAAATAGGCTCGTTCAATTCAACTTGTACTATCAACAGAATAAGTATAACCACTGATACATATGGTGATGTTGTCAAAACTACAACTAGTGCAAGTGGCGTTTCATGTGGATTTTCTCTTACAGGTGGAATTAAAACAATAAGAGGTACTACGGTTATTGTTGATTATGATGGTACTTTGAGATTACCAGTTTCAGGATCACCAATTGGATTGAATGATACTATTACTATTATTAATCATATGGGTAATACTGTAAATGATACTTTTGAAGTTTATTCTGTTCCAGAATTAAATACCTGTATGGTAATTAAACTAAAACGTAAGAGTAATTAATATGGGGACAATCAAAGGATTAGAAAAACTATTATCTCAATTTGATGCATTGAAAGATATTGATATTATTTCTGGAATATTGGGTGCTGGTTATATTTTACAAGCCGAAAGTCAGAAAAATGCCCCTGTTGATACTGCGTTTCTTGAAAACTCTCCAACTACTGAAATTGTTAGTCCAGATTTAGTAGAAATGGTATTTCATGCAAATTATGCTGTATATCAAGAAATGGGTACTCCCAAGATGAAAGCACATCCATACGTTAGACCTGCTATTGAATCAGAAAAAGATAATATGATCAAATATTTAAAGTCATATATTGATACAAAGATAAAGGGGGTGCAATAATGGCCGATATTGACCTAACGATTAAATCAAGTATTGAAACTGCTACAAGTTTAAAGGCTTATGCACTTCAAAAACCTGTGGATGTCACTGATAGTTGTGTTGTTTATCAAATTATAAGTGAACATAAAAGAATGAGTATGAGTGGAGCGGTTGATTTGAAAACTGTTCGTGTTCAGATAACATCAATATCTGATACCTATGCGACATTGAAAACAATTATTGGACAAATTGAAACATTATTTTGGGGTACTACTACACCTTGGATAGTTAGCGTTCCTATTGATACAAAATTAGAATCTAAGGAAAACAATTTATATTTTGATATTCAAGAATATTATATATTCTACAAGTAAAGGAGATTAAATTATGGCTTCTAGTAATTACGGCGTTATTTTAGCACGTGAAACTAGTTCAAATTCTGGTTCATTTACCAGTATTGGACAAGCAACAAGTATTGACCTACCCAAATATATGACTGATGCTATCGAAAGCACTAATCATAGCGGTAGTGGTTTGGGAGAGTTTATTACAAGTGGATTGGTAGGGGTTGATACTTTTTCTGCAACTTATATTTGTGGATCAGCGATAATTTCAACAATCAAAACTGATATGAGAGCAAAAACTATTAGTTTATTTCGATTAAGTGGTATGGGTGATTTCAATAGCATTAAATTTAATGCATTTTTCAGAAGTTTTCAACTTTTAGGTGCAGATGCAAAAAGCCCCGATATGATTAAATGCACTATTGAAATGAGAACCACTGGTTCATTAGTGGCTGCATAAGGAGAATATCATGGCAAATACAAATTATGGTGTTTTATTGAAAAAGGCTTCAACTTCTGTTGGACTAGTAACAAATTTAGATTTCCCTAAAATTCTTATGGGTGAAGTTCAGTCTACAAACCATTCGGGTTCTGGAGTAAGGGAATATATCCCTGATGGCGTATTATATGTTGATAAATTTTCATCTACTATTATTGCTACATTAGCTGGATATAATACGATTAAATCAGATATTGATGCAAAAACGTTTGCTACATATACTCTTGATTTCGTTCTTGCTACTGGAATAACAGATTGGTCGTTTTCTGCAACTCCATTATCTATTAAATTAGGTACTGCTGATGCTCAATCACCCAATTTATTTGATATGGTAGTTGAATGGCTTCCTAGTGGTGATGTTACAGGATTCTAATATATAAAATACTAGCGATAATAATAATGTTATCGCTAGTTTTAATATAATGATCATAAATAATGTAAATAGATATTTACATTAGATAACATAAAACGTTTGTTTTAATCGAATTTAAGGAGAAAATATGACAAATAATTATAACAAGATGATAGATAGATCAATATTCTTATCTAAACGTGCTCTTAATAAAGAATTCGTTGAAGTAGAGAATGGTTTTGGAATGTATATTCAAGAAATGAGTGGTGATGATGTTGAACAATTATCAAAAATTGCAAGTGGAGATAAGAAACCAACAAATGTTGAATCTTTGGCTATCATTATTGCATTATGTGCTGTTGATGAAGATAATAATAAACTATTTGGATTAGATGATATTAAATCAATAGTTGATAATAATAGTATTACTACAATAAGTAAATTATCTGATGTTGCCATTAAGATTAGTAAATTGAATCCTAATGCAGTTGGTGAGGCAAAGAACAACCTAAAAAACGACCTGATAGGGAATTCTACTTCGATTTAGCCAGAGAACTAAGTTGGCCTAGCGTTGAATGGGGATTAAAAAATATATCCGCATCTGAATTATGCGAATGGAAAGCATATTTCAATTATCATCCATATAAATATATACAATCTGATATTCATACTGGAATGATAATCGCATCAATATTTAACTCTCAAAGAACAGATGTCAATCAAAAAGTATTCAATCCTAGTGATTTTATTCCCATGTGGGATTTAGAACAAGAGGAAGTTAAATCAAATACAACTCATAATAATGATGATCATCAAGCAAATATTAAATTATTCAAATTATTGATGAGTTAGAAAGGAGGGATTATATGGATTTGGAGAAACTTGTTGTACCAATTACTGCCGATGTAGATAATTTTATGAAAGGTATAAATAATGCCAAATCAGGAGCATCTGGTTTAGTTGATGGTATATCAAATATTGGTGGTGGTGTAGTTGCAGGTGCATTGGGTGTAGCAGGTGCGGGTGTTGCAGGATTGAGTGCTATATTATTTGATTCTACTAAGAAAGCAATGGATGCAGAGAATATACAGGCTGATTTGAATGCTACATTGTTATCTACTAAGGGCGTTTCTGGTATGACTGCCCAATCAATAAATGATTTAGCAACATCATTATCACAAGTTACTAAATTTGAAGATGATACTATAGTAACTGGTCAGAATATGTTATTAACATTTACATCTATTGGTAAAGATGTATTCCCAATGGCTACTACTGCTATGTTGAATATGGCTACAAAGATGGGTAAACAACCTGTTGATATGGCTGTTCAATTAGGTAAAGCGTTAAATTCACCTGTTGCTGGTATATCTGCTCTTACTCGTGTTGGTGTTGTGTTTACTGATAAACAAAAAGAAATGATCAAAACAATGGAAGATGCGGGTGATATAGAAGGTGCACAAAAAGTTATATTAGGTGAATTGAATACTGAATTTGGTGGATTAGCAGAAGCGGCTGGTACTACTACAACTGGTAAATTAGATATATTCAAAAATAAATTAAATAATATACAAGATAATATAGGTGCAAAAGTAATACCTGTAATGTCAGCATTAACTGATGTAGCATCTAATATGTTATCTAATCCTGCTGTTATGGCTGGAATAGATTCATTTATAAATGGTGTTAGTAATGTTGCTAATAATATTATTGCTAATATCCCTACTGTAATATCTTATTTACAACAGTTACCTGCATGGTTTCAAAATAATCAACCTATTATTATTGGTATATTATCTGCTTTAGGTGTTGCTGTTGCTGCATGGGCTATAACAAGCGTTATTGCTATAGGTTCAGTAATAATATCGGCACTTCCTATCATAGCAACTTTAGCACTTATTGGAGTAGCCGCATATGGTCTATATTATGCATGGACTACTAATTTTGGTGGCATTCAAGATAAAGCTAAGGCTGTTTGGGAATTTCTACAACCTGTATTTAATAATATTAAAACATGGCTTGAAACAAATATACCAATAGGTATTGCTATATTAAAATTAAAATTTGGTGAACTACAAAATACTTTTGCTATTGTATGGAGTTGGGTAGATACCAATCTTATGCCATTATTCAAATCACTATCAGATTTAATGGGAATATTAATGCCTATATCTATTAGTGGTTTATCAACTGCATTTGGTGTTGTTTGGCCTATTGTTCAAAATTATGTAGTTTGGTCATTTAATAATTTGATGAATGTTATTAAATTAGTTGCTGATTTTGTTGGTGGTAGTTTGAAACGACAATTTGATCTTGTTACAGGAACTATTAATAACGTTACAAATGCTGTTCAAAATGTTGTAAGTTGGTTAAGAACACTTAATGGAACTAATGTAAATGTTAATGCTAATGTAAATTCATCTACATCATCTACAAAACAAGGTAGGGCTACTGGTGGACAACTACAAGCAGGACAAACAGTATGGGTTGGTGAAAATGGTGCTGAAACATTTACGGCTGGTAAAGGTGGTGGATATGTAACTCCAACTAATAAATTAAATGATAATACCGATATGATTGGATTACTTCAACAGATTGCATCTAATACAATTGATTATTATAAGTTATCAAGAGTTATGCGTGAAACAATGTTACAAGGAGGTTAATAAATGAATGTGTATCCAGATAGTATAAAATTTTATGTCATGTTTTCTACTAGTATTTGGACAGACGTTAGTTCAAAAGTTGTTGGTACTACAAAATCCAAATATGGGATGAGTGGCAATAAATCATTGGATAGAGTTGCTAATACTGGAACACTTAAATTTACATTAAATAATGAGTCAGGTATTTATTCTCCTGACTCAACTTTAATGAAATCAGGATTGCCAGTTAAATTAACAATTACTTTTGAAAATACAACTTTTATAAAATTCTATGGAAAAATAGATAATATAACTATAGGTGTCAATCTTGGTGATATGAAAACAGTTATATTAGATTGTGTTGATTGGTTAGATTATGCTGCAAATCATCCTATGGTATCTCCTGCTGTTGCATCTAATAAAAGGGGAGATGATGCACTAGATACGATTCTTTTGGATATGCCTATCAATCCTCTTGCAACTTCATTAGCAGTTGGAGATAACATATTCAATGCTGTATTTGATGGTGTAACTACAACAACTCGTGCTTATACAGAAATGGCAAGAATAGCATTATCTGAAGTTGGATATATATATCTTAGACGTGATAATGTATATGGTGAAACACTTGTATTTGAATCTAATAGTACCCGTAATGGATTAACAGAAGTAGAAAAACATACTAAATCTATAAGTGAAACTGGTGATTTACTAAATGAAGATGGAAGTTTTCTATTATTAGAAACTGGTGATCTTATAATATTGGATGATGTTGATTATGCTATTTTTAGTAATATGCAATCTTTAGATATTGAATATGGACAAGATGTAATTAATAGATTTACTGCTACTGCATATCCTAAAAAAATAGATACGTCAGCACAAATACTTTACTCATTACCATTTTCTACTTTGGTAGGTGCTGGACAAACTATTTCATTTCGTGGTAATTATTCTGACCCAATAGGAGGTTCTACCGTATCAGGTAAGAACATGATAAGTCCTATTTCTACAACTGATTATTTGATGAATACAGCCAGTGATGGGAGTGGATCAGATATAACTGCTTACATGACTATTACCGCTACATATGGTAGTGAAGGTGCAAGTTATGTTATTACAAACACCAATTCTTCAATTGGTTATATTACAAAGTTACAAGCACGTGGAATAGGTATATATGCTTATAATCCAATTGATCATGCTGAAGAAAATCAAACATCAATCAATGAATATGGTTATAAGACAGAAACTTTACAACAGAAATATCAAACAGATTTATATGCAGGTACACAGGCTATTACAAAATTTCTTGAAAGGGATAAAGAACCTAGAAAAGATGTAAAAACAGTTAGTTTCTTGGCTAATACAAATGCTTCTTTGATGCTTGCTTATCTAAAAATTGATATTGGGACACTTGTTCAACTAACTGAAAGTGTATCGGGCGTAAATTCTTATTATTATATACAAGGTGTTGAATTTACTATTGAACAAGGGGGAATTGTGAAATTCACATGGATAGTTAGAGAGGCACTAAGTCTTTTACTTGGATTATCATTATTACCCGTACAATTTGCAGGTAATACTGGTCTTGAAGGTATTGACTTTGGATATTTACCACAAATTTCTAATATTAATGTAAGAAGTGAAAGTTTTTGGGTAAATCATCAACCATCAGGTGTTTTTGGTGCAATTATGGGAACATTCTCTGATGCGGCTGGTTATCTTATTTATGAAGCTGGTGGTGGTATTGTTCTATATCAAAAAGGAGTAACCAGTCCAGGGGCGTGGAACTGTGATACACCTCTTACAGATAATACGTGGGTTCATGTTGTTGTAACAAGGGATTCATCAAATCCTGCTAATCAACCTAAGTTTTATATCAATGGAATTTTAGCACATACAAATGAAGTATTTACACAACTAGATGCAAATGCAAATGAAACAGGTTCTCATTTCTTTGTTGGAAATGTAAAAACCCCTGCAAAAGATTGGAGTTATCCATTCAAAGGTTCTATTCACAATGTAAGAGTTTATACAAATTATATACTTACTCAGAATGACGTAACTGCTTTGTATAATGCTGGAAAAGATGATACTACAACAGTTATAAATCCTCTTTATCTAAAGTTTTGTGGTTTATGTGTTCCAACAGCAAAAGTTGGTAATTATTCATTTCCATTAACTAAAGATATGAATTTAACAGATAATATATATGGAGTTATAGGTAAACCTAATGCTCCAACCCCTCCTGTTGTTGGCAATACATCAACATCATCTGTTGCAAGTGTTGGAACAATGACTTGGAATCATACAATAGGTGCTGGAAATGATCGTTTATTGGTCGTATCTATTCAAACAAGAGCATCTGAACCTGTTGCTTCAATAACCTATGGTAGTGCAAGTCTATATAAATTAGGTGGTGTTCAACTTTCAACTGGTAATAACCCACGATCTGAAATATGGTATTTAGTTTCACCCCCAACGGGTACTGATGTAGTTACAGTTAGTTTTCCTGCCGTAGCTTTTGCAGAGGGAACTAGTTTCAATGTGTCAAATGTAAATTTGGCTTCTCCATTCCAAACTTTTACTTATGGGTGGGGAACAAGAACTAGTGGTTCTGTGGCTGTTGTAAGCAATTCATCAGAATTGGTTATAGATAGTTTATCAACTATTGGTATTGGTTTAACTGTAAATGTTGGAGCGGGACAAACACAGATATCTAACTTGACCAGTGATGCTAACTGGCGTGGTGCAACATCCTATGAAGTTGGTTCTGCTTCTAATGTCATGTCATGGACACTTGGTTCATCTGTTGGTTGGGCTTTAATGGCTGCTTCTATAAATGGAGCATAGAAAGGAGATAATATGACAAATAAAAAAATTACAGATTTGACAGCGGCTACAACCCTTGTTGATACTGATCTTGTTACCGTTGTTACATCAGTTCCAACTGCTCCACTTAATCAAAAGATAACTTGGGCAAATATAAAAGCAACACTTAAAACATATTTTGATACTCTATATGCACCAACAGCATTTAGTAATAAACCTGATGGATTTATGACTAATGGAAAGATTGTAGTATCGGTTGCATCAAATAATCTTACTGTTGCACTCAAAACATTTGCAGGAGCAGACCCATCAGCAAGCGACCCTGTTTATATTGTATTGAGTAGTACGGTTAGAACTGTTACTTCTGCTTTATCTGTTACTAAAAATGCTGCAACAAACTGGTGCAATGCTGGTGGTACTGAAATAGCCACAAGAGAAATTGATTATTTTGTTTACCTTGGATATAACACATCAGATGGTGTGACTATTGGATTTTCTCGTATACCATATGCAGGGACTTATACTGAGTTTTCTGTTACAACCACAGATGAGAAATATTGTGCAATTTCAACTATTACTCATGCTGCGGCAACCGATGTTTATTCAGTTATTGGTAGATTTGGCGCTACACTGAGTGCTGGTGCAGGTTACACGTGGACAGTTCCGGCCTTCACATCCACAAACCTTATTCAAAGACCTATTTATGAAACAAGATTATTAGTCTGTGTATCTACTTCGACTGGTTTCTCTGCCGATTACACCCGCAATGTGATTTATAAACTGATTGGAAAAGATATGTATTATAACAATCAGGCCACTAGCACAGGAACATCCAATACAACAGGATTCACATTGACCATGCCTTTTAAGGCATTTAGTCAAGCAACCTTTCCACTATTAGGTGCTGATCTTGGTGTGCTATCGTGGAGTACAGGGTTGACTGCCGCTGCTAGTAATGTTCTAGGACTTTGTAAAGGTGGAACAGTTTCTCTACCTACGTGGACTAACTCAGGTACAAAGTATGCTCAATTTGATTGCCATATTCAGATAGCATAATAATAATTAATATAAATAACATAAATAATATAAATATAATCATATATTATTTAATAAATTAATGCTTACAAATATAATGTAGGCATAATTGTCAGTAGGGGAGGGGTATGAGTGAAACTGAAACTACAAATGATCACGATTTATTAATTGGATTAAATGCCAAAGTAGATAGTATTTTGGAGAGATTTACTACGATTGATAATGTTGAAAAAAGAGTAAGGGATTTAGAAATTATGTTGAGTGGTTATAAAGCTGATTTAGTAACTACAAAAGATGAAATCCAAAAACTAAGAACCAACAATTCAATTTGGAGTGCCGCTAATACATTAGGTGGAATTATTCTAGCGGTAATACTTGGTTTATTTAGAGGTGGGGCTGGAGGGTAATATGGAACAATATGGATATCGTCGTACAGATGAAGAAGTGATGGAAGCCATAATTCAATCCAAAGGCATTGTTTCTAATGCGGCTAAAATTCTAGGTTTACTATCAGCACATTCACTACGCGAAAGGATAAAAAAAACTCCTGAGTTGTTAGAAGTAACATTACAACAGCGTGAACTTATGAAAGATTCTGCTGAATCTGTTATTTATAATTCAATTGAAATTGATAAAAATGTTGAAACAGCCAAATGGTATATGAAATCATTGGGTAAAGATAGAGGTTACAGTGATTCAATAAATGTAACTGGTTCAATTGCAGTTACACCTGTAGATTTATCTAATTTATCAATGGAGGAGGTACTTCAACTTGAACAAATCCTTAATAAAACAAAATCTGAAAGTACCGACTCTGCAACAAGTTGAATCGGAAATATGTAAAAGATCATTATACGAATTTATTAAACGTAGTTGGAATGAAGTTGAAGCGGGTACAAAATTTGTAGATGGTTGGCATATAAAAGCAATTTGTACTTATTTAGAAGCATGTGTACGAGGGGATATACAAAATTTAATAATAAATATACCCCCTCGACACATGAAATCATTAATAACAAACGTTTTCTTTCCTGCATGGATATGGACATTTTCACCAGAAAAGAAATTTATATTTACAAGTTATGCACAAAATTTAGCCACTAGAGATAGTGTCAAATGTCGTAAATTATTAGAATCAGAATGGTATCAAAAAAGATTTAAATTGGAATTAGCATCTGATAATAATCAAAAAATGCAATATGATAATACTGCGGGTGGATTTCGATATTCATTTGGTTTCAATAGTGTTACTGGACAAGGTGGAGATTATATTATTGTTGATGATCCATTGGATGCTGATAAATCTTCATCAGTTATTGAATTAAATAATGTAAATTGGGCATATGATAACGTGATATTTAATCGTTTGAATGATTTCAAAACTGGTGTAAGAATAATTATCATGCAACGATTACACGAAAATGATTTAGTGGGACATATTCTTGAAAATAAATCAACAATATATGAACAATTGATACTACCCGCTGTTTATGATGGTACTAGATTTGAATCGTCTATTGGTTTCAAAGACCCTAGAACAGAAATTGGTGAATTATTATGGAAAGATAAATTTGGTAATAAAGAAATAGATGCACTAAAGGGTACATTGGGAGATGCAGGTTATGCAGGTCAATATCTACAGCGTCCTAGCCCACAAGGTGGTTTTATATATAAATCGGATTGGCTAAAAGATCGCGTAGATAGAACTGATTTAGTAGCCACTTTTATATCTGTTGATACTTCTTACGGTAATAGTAATTTATCTGATTATTCAGCATTTGTAGTTGGTAGTTTGACTTCAGATTATAAATTATATATTCGGGAAGTTTATAGAAATAAATTAGCCTTTCCTCAATTAGTCGATGATGTTGAAAGACTAGGAAGGAAATATTCGCATAACCTAAATTCAATTATTGTTGAAAGTAAAGCATCGGGATTATCACTTATACAAACTATTAAACAATCATCTAATTCAGAAATACGTGACATATTACACGCATTCAATCCTACATCAGATAAAACTCAACGTGGAAGTAGTGCATCTATTTGGTGTGAAAATGGCAGCGTATTACTTCCGCCTCCAAATGTAGATAGTTTATGGTTATTTGATTTTGAAGATGAATTATTCAAATTTCCCAATTCTAAATATGATGATATGTCTGATGCTTTTGCACAATTAATTCTATTTCTTGAAAATTATCTTGCAGAAGGATTAAGAATAAGACAAGATACACCAATCCATAATCAATCATCTATCCCAGTTGGATATGAGTATTAGAAAGGAGAAAATATGGCAAATGTTTTAGATTTTTTTAGGCAAAAACAAATAACTACGCTTTCTACAGTAAATCTTTCACCTCGCGCACTATACGAAAGACTTGATTTATATTATTTCAATAATGATTTGTATAATAGTATTGAATATGCGAGTGCGTATAACAATCTTTGGATTGAATCAATGAAGGGTTTAAGGACAAGTGTTCATCGTTCTGTTGAATTCTATACATCTCATGTTGCAACTAAAATTACCGTTACAGCCGATAATGACACTGTAAAACAGGCTATTGAACAATTTCATAAATGGAGTAATTTTGAAACAACTAAGAGATTAGCAATCAGACAATTTTCTTTATATGGTGATGTATTTTATAAAGTAGTTAATACTCCAGATAAAGTTTATTTTGAAAGTATCAATCCAAAATGTGTTAAAGATTTTGACGAAGATTCAAGAGGAAATATAACTGAAATAAGAATTGAAACTGTTGTTGAAGTTGATGAACACGATATGATCAATACTGAATATTGGAATAAAGATGATGGTTATTGTTCTATTTGGACACATGATATGGGTTATAACGCTGATTTAAGTTCACTTGGAACACCAGATGAATATTATTCATTAATTGAATTTGGAGTTGATTTTATACCGATTGTTCATAGCAAATTTGTTGATGTTGGTAAGAAACGTGGTAATTCATGTGTTGCTCATGCATTAATGAAAATTGATGATGCTAACAGAATGGCTACACGTTTGGAACAAATATTATTCCGCTATAACAAACGCACGTGGGCTATTATGGCTAATGCATCAGATGCTAACGGTAGACCTATTCCAGCACCTAAACTTGCTAATAGCAATACTGGTTTATCTAACGATACTAACGCCTTAGATGAAGATGTATTTTATCTTCCTGGTACTAGTTCAATGGCATCTATGATACCAAATATCAATTATGATTCTGCCCTCAATATATTAAAAGCTATGGAAACAGAAATTGAGCAAGATTTACCAGAATTGAAATATTATAGTTTGGCAGATAGTCATTTATCAGGTAAGGCAATTCGTTCTTTACTGGCAGGTGCGATTGATCGTGGTAAAGAAGCACAAGATAATTTCTTGGATGCTATCAAAAAGTTAGATGAAATGGCTCTTACAATTGGTATTTTCAATGGTATTTTTCCTGCTAGTCTTGGTAATTATGCTAATGGTGATTTTGAACATAATATTGATGGTGGAGAAATGTTTGGAATTGATGTTGATGAGAAGGCTGCTAGTTTGAAATTGCTAACTGATGCTGGATTAGCATTAGAAAGTGCAATGAAAATATTAGGATTTAGCGAAGAAGATATAACTCAGGCTGTTGAAAGTAAATCCAAACAGGATGCAATAACACAGAATAATTTCTTATCAAAATTTAATGCTGGTGCATAATGCGCGATTACCAGAAATACGCTAGAGCATTTCTAAAGAATTATTTAGATAATCTGTTTAAACTAGAAGAAAAAGAGTTAGTATTATTATCAAAAAAATGGGGTTTGGTTGCCAATAATCTTGAAGATATGATCACAAAATTATCCGAAAAAGAAATTAAATCTTTAGACCAATTATATAAATTAGACTTATGGAAACAATTTCTAAGTGAATCGAAATATCAATCCGATATATATAATAAATTTGCCACTAAGGTAATTGCTGATAATCAACTGCTATACGCAAAGAGCGGTTTGGATGTATCGCAACAAATGATTGAACATTTCACTTATTCCTACGGTAGAATGAGTATAGACACCGTTAGAAATTGGGTTGGTCAATCAGCGCAAGGTTCACCAATTTATGACATACTAAAAAATAACTATGGTGATAGTGCTGAAAAGATATCAAATATACTTTTGAATGCAACGGCAATTGGTCAAAATCCAAGAGTATCAGCTACACTAATGACTAAAGCATCTAATGAAATTCATTGGAAAAGTTTAAGGGTTGCTAGAACTGAACAACTAAATATATTCCGTAATACAAGTTTGATGCAATATAAAGAATCTGGTGTAGTTGATGCTTGGCAAAGAATAGAACAATCCGATGCACCTGATGAAGAATGTCAGAATGCTAATGGACAAATATATCAATTGGACGAACCATTTGATAGTCATCCAAATTGTAGGGGTGCTTCTATTCCAGTAATAAATATAGCTGTTATCTAATAAATAGCAGCTATATTTTTCTACTTTTTTACTCTCTAGGATATAATGAATTATCGTTATACATATAGTTATATAGTCATGTAAAAAATCATTACGGGGAAAAATTTTTGCCGTATATGACAATTTTCGTGACATTTATATCTATATGTATCCAAAATTCTATTCCAATAGGAGTAAAAATGGATACAAATAAAGTAAATCTGAATAATCCTGTTGAATTATATCTAAATTCATTAGGAGGTGCTGATAGTGCAAGAGTATGTAAATCAGGATTAGATTATTGTGCTAGGGTAATATCAGGGGGTAAGGATAATGCATATACATTGGATTGGAGTCAAGTAAAATTTCCCCAAGTCTCATTTGTTCGTTCTGAATTGATCAAAAAATATTCCCCTGCTACTGCCAATAGAATAATATGTAATCTCAGGAAAGTTTTAGAATATTGTTGGTTACTAAATTTTATTTCTGCTGATGATTATCAACGGGCAATTAGAATTGCACCTGTAATAGGGGAAAGGGCTGATACTGGCAGATCATTAGAAAAATCTGAAATTCGTCATATGATAGAGTTATGTGATTTCGATACTAATTTCAATAAAGGTATGAGGGATAAATCTTTAATCAGTATGATGTATTCATGTGGACTTCGAAGAGGGGAAACTATTTTATTCCAAATCAAGGATTATAACAAAATTGATAAAACTATATTAATACATGGAAAACGTAATAAACAAGTAGTTTTTAATTTAATGGATGATGTAATTGAAAATATTGAAAGATGGTTGGATGTAAGGGGCAGGGATGAAGGTTTTCTATTCAACCCTATTACATTACATGGCAGGATTCTAAATAAAAAAATGACGACTGCCGGAATATATTACATCATAAAAACCAGTGCAGAAAATGCTGGCATAGTTGGAAAAGTATCTCCACATGATATTAGACGTTCATTTGCTAGTCATTTACTGGAAAATAAAACCGATGTATTTACAGTGTGTTCCCTGATGAGACATGCAAATATAAATACTACTATGCGTTATGACAAACGAAATAAAGAAAATTTGAAATTGGATGCATTGAAAACATTAAATTTGTAATATTTTCGTACCATTAGAGAGCAAATATATTATTATGAGTAGGATGTTAGCATTTGGTGATCAAATATATAATAGTGAGTATGAATGTTAGCAGTTATAACAAGATTATTATATATTGATATATGATTCACGCAATGTAACAAGGTTATTAAAGGTGGTATGGAGATACCGTTTTTATAATTGCAATTATTGTTACATGAAACTGCAATGATATTGTAATGGAACTGCAATGCATTTACTATTGACACGGCAGGATTGATGGACTATAATGCTACACGTTATAAATTTCACAGATAACAAATCCCCCACACAGAAAACGTCACGTTTTATCATCAAGAAATGGTATATAGAAAGAGATAATGTTTTTTTTATCATTACGTTTTTATATATGAATACAGATGTATTTTCGCACATTTAGAAAGCAAATATATAATATGAATAGGGGTACGCGGTTTATAACAAGGTTGTTATAGTTGGTAGAGGGGCTTGTAACGCTTGAATTCCGATTTCTTTATTATTGAGAAGGTATGATTCGCGCATTAGGACACAAATATATAGATATGAATAAGAGATACGCGGTTTATAACAAGATTTCTATATATGGTAAGAGATTCACGCAATGTAACAAGATTTCTATATTATGAGAAGAGATTCACGCATTGGGAAGCAAATATATATATGTGAAAGGGGATGTAATACTTTACAACAAGATTTCTATATTATGAGTACGTGAATACAGATTCACGCATTTAGAACGTAAAAATATATATATGATATGGGGGATGCAAAATTTGAATAGTAGGTGCTTATTAGAGTTTTATTAGAGATATAGGAGGAAAATATGGAAAAGTATATGATGGTATTTTTTAGTGGAATGCTTGGAACGTCTGTAGGATTATATGTTTATTATAAATATCTATATAAGCGTATCCAAATAAACAAGATTAAGAAAATTATGATTAAATATTTGAGTGTATCATAAATATGGGGATTAAACAATACCCTAGAATGCCCTAAAATGGCATCCTAGATTGCAATGCTGAACGCAGTACGAGGGGGATAATAGAAATTACCTTTAAGGCAAAATAACTTAACAGGAACGATTGTAGCACATTTATTGGGGGCAATAAACTTAATTATACTTAAATATTTAAGTATATCACAAATATATGTTTTATACAATACTACTAGGATGCCCAAAAAAGGCATCTAGGATTGCAAGGCTGATTGTATTTTTCAAAGTTGATAAAGTATACCCTTGATGTTGAAATGCCTAAAAAGGGCATTGTAGATGTCAAGGCTGAAAGGATAGATGATAGTGCTTATTAGAGTTTTATGAGATTATAGGAGGATTAAAAATGAATAACGAGATGATGAGTGGAATTTATGCTGTAACTTGTGGTTCTGCAATTTATATTGGGGAATGTGCCACTAGTTTTAGAACCAGATGGGGAAAACATACTTCTGATTTCAAACACGGAATAAATAACGAAATTATACAGGAAGCATATGATCAATTTGGTATGGAATCAGTTAAATATCATATTATTGAAATATGTGATGAAAAAGTTTCAACTCAAGATCGTGAGAAAATTGAAAAATATTGGGTCGATCAATACAAGCAAGATAAGCGTTTTTTAGTTGCTAACAAGAATCCTGGTGGGAAAGGTAAGGGGATGGGTTACAAACACGCTAATAGTTGTTCAGAATATCACGGTGTCAGCCAACAAAGAGGCATATTTCATTCGTACTGGATGGCATTTATTTATCTTTTTGGAAAAACTATCACCATT